AAACCAGTGTGGCAGAACTGGGGCGCAAACGAGAACCGCAAGTTTGCTTCTCTCCAAGGCGACTACACTGGCATTTGGTCAGGTGGACGCTACAAGTTTGCCAACCACATTACAGAAGCCACAGGTACTCTCGGCGGTTCGACCCACTCATATGCGGCGAACACAGGCACATGGGACATGGGCAAGACGGGCTGGACTACTGGCAACCACTCGTCAGCGATTGTCTATAACCGTGGCAGGCTCGAATGTTCGACATGGGGGGCTAACTCCGAAGGGCAAACTGGCAAGTACAACCACGGCGACTATGTGTGGGAAACCAACGGTTACGCGAAGAACGGGCAAGGTTTGGGCGGCTTCACGATGGCTGACAACGTAATGTTCTCGGACGCAATTCAAGTTATCAATCTATACAGCCACACGACGATCCTTCACGCAGACGGCTCCGTTTACGTGACGGGTCACGGCGACGAAGGCCAGCAAGTTGACGGCTTTAACGTAGACCGCAACTATTTTCACAAGGTTCCGATCCCGTCAGGCGCGGGGCGTTGCCGCTACATTGCATCCAGCAGCTCATCCAGCACCGAGACGGCAGTTACCATAATGCTGTTAATGGAAGATGGCGACCTTTACGCTTGGGGCTACAACGTCAACGGCGGCATGGGTGACGGCACAGTCGCTAACAAAAACACTATCACTTATATCAACGCCTTCAACAAAAACGTGAAGTCGATTAGTTGCAGTGGCGGCACCTACAACCACTGTGTCGTGCTCACCACAGACAACCGTATTTTCACTTGGGGCGGCAACAACTATGGTCAGTGCGGTCAGGGTAACAACACCGCTATCAAGCAAACGCCAACGGAAATCTCTGTCTCTGGTCAGACGCCAGTTAAAGCGATTGCGACAGGTGCGGGAAGCCACGGCACGACACACGTACTGATGGCGTCTGGACGTGTCTACGCATGTGGCAGAAACAACTATGGTCAGCTTGGCCTCGGCAACACCGACAGCACTGTTTACACTCTCACTCAAGTCGCGGGTGGCCTCGGCACTGACACCAACAAGCACGTTATCGACGTATTCCCACGCGGGTATCACCCAGAAAACGTGTTCTTCCTGACAGAAGACGGCAGCTTGTATGCCACAGGTCAGAACACTGTCGGCGTACAAGGTCGCGGCAACGCCACCCAAACAACAACGCCACTTATCTGTGACGACAAACTTAAATGGGTGTCGGAAATCTATTGCGCCCCAGCGGGAACGTCGGGTTACTACCATATGGGCTTTATGTGCCACGCCAACAAGGAAGACCGCATCGCTCGACGCAACGGCTGGTTCTACATCACGGGTACGGCGAGTTATCAATGTGGTTTCTACAACTTCCCAAGCCCAATTTCTTCGCCAATGTCCCCAGCCTTCCCACTCGGCGTAAACGGCACGTTAATTCAAGCCAACGTCCAAGGTTACATGGGGTCTTCAACCAGCTTGAGCCAAGGCTGGGAAGTCCTAGACGAGAACGGCGATATGTACACTTGGGGCACTGATACGAACGGCAAAGTCAGCGGTAACGAGGGCAACCTATACGTTCCAGCCAAGCGAATTTAAGGAGAACTAACCATGTCATACGACAACGCAGCATCAAAGATATACAGCGTCCCAGAAGCAGGCTGGGGCAACCCCTCTTGGACGGCGGGTAATGTTCGCAGCCTACTAAGCTGGGATGGCAAAATGTATTATTCTGTCCTCGACAGCTACGCGGCTGACTTCAAAGCCTCGGTCAACGGCGCGGTAGTCGTGACAAACAAGTATGTCTTGCAGCAGATTGCAGAGCAGTCTCCCAAGGTCAAAGGCGACGCGACGAACAAGGCCGCGCTCGGCGTTGACGAAGGCACAAGTTCGTCGGCAATCGCCACTGACAAGGCGGCATACGAAGCCGCCTAAAAGGAAACAGCATGGCCGAGGTCACGACTTACAGATTGTCTAAACCAGAGATCGAAGCCATGCTGCAACAAGCGGCCCAGCAAGGTGCGCGTGAAGCACTGGCCCGTATTGGCTTGTCTGACGACGACGCACCTCACGACGTAAGGGAACTGCGCCAGCTCATAGACGGCTGGCGCGACGTAAAATCAACAGCTCTCAAGACAATAGTGCGATGGTGCATACTGGCTATCCTCGGCATCTTGTCTGTCGGCGCATATGTAACACTAGGCAAATGACCCCAAAACAAAAACAAGTCGCAATAGACGCCATGCTCAAGTCGAAGGGCTGGCAAGTAATCCAAGAGGAAATGGAAAACTCCATTCTTCAAGCAGCATATCAACTGTGTGATGGCCCAGCCATGCCCATAGAAGAGGTGCATTTTCGTCGCGGTTCCATGTGGGCCGCGAGGAAGTTCGTCGACCTCCCTTCTGTAGTTAGCCAAGTCTTGAACAACAATATCTTGATGGACGCTGCCAACAGGGGCGAGCTTAAAGAGAGCGCCACGGCCCTCTAAACACATCCCGCTACGGCTGGAAAGGAAAGAAAATGGCAGAACAAGACGACGCAATGATTGCACAAATGGCAGCGCAACAGTTAGGCCCAGCGCCAGCACCCGATGGACAGCCTGCCCCCGTACCGGCAGGGCCACCGCAATCGAAAGACGCGGCTCCGACTGACAATGAGAAGGCACAGGAGATCGCTGGCCCTCAAACGGAGGGTGATAAGTCTCAAGAGGAAGCCTTCATTCAAATAGACATGGGCGACGGGCAGAAGAAAACTATGTCGGCCTCTCAGATCGCAGGCATGTCCAGCCGATACAAGACGCTTAACCACGACAACGCCACACGTTACAAGCCAATGCAGCCTGCAATCAGTATGATTGAAGAGGTCATGCGGAACGCCCAAAACGCTGGCCACAATGTATCTGGCGACGACATGGCTCAGTTTCTTAGAGCCTCAATGGAAGCCTACACGAAGAACCCGACGTTGGGCGACCAGCGCGACGTGACCCCAGACCGTCCAGACGGCAATCGTACAGCGATGGAAGTCGACGATGAGATTGCTGCGTGGGAGCGTGAGAGCGGCGTCGAGCTACCCCCGATGTATCGACAAGGTATGTCGCTAATCCAGCAACTCCAAGAAGAAAACGGCCAGATGAAAGGCATGATGCAAAACATGATGGCCGAAGCGAACGGGGTGAACCAAGAGGCTGGCGCGGCATTGCAGTCTGCGGAAGCGCAGCGAGACAGCGCGTATAGACAGAAGGCTGCAAACAACTTGAACCAAATGCAGCAAGCCCTCAAGCTACCAGACGAAGCGCAAGACGACTTCTTTAACTTCGCTTATGGCCGTGGGTACAACGAGGACGACTTCATTGATCCAGAGCTGACATACAAAATTGGCCAAGACTTTGCGGCGAACCGTGACGCGCCCGAAATGGAACGCCTTCGTTCTATGAACGAACGCCGCCAAGCCTTCACTGGCTCGGTCAATCCTATGCCGTCTGGCGGCGGTGCGGCTGCGACTGCGGCAAGCCCAGACCAAGGCTTTATGGATGCCTTAACTGCGCAAGCCATGCAAAAGCGCGGCCTTGCATAAAAATATTAAGGGGGGGACGACAGCCCCCCTTTTTTTTGCTTTAATACACAAGACAGACACGGTTCGCGCTACGGCCCGAACGTCTGACAGACATAGGTACGACAAGTCTTAGTCGCTGAAGCCGCGAGACTGTTAGCTGCCCCAAACCCACACACCTCTTAACACAGGAGCAATAGCTATGAGTGCTATTCAAGGACTTCGCGGGACTGGCCAGTTTACGACTGACTTTCGCCCCACTAACTATCGCGAGCTTTTTACTCTTCTTGAGCCAAATGGCAGCGCACCCCTACAGGCATTGTTGTCGATGACGGGTTCCGAAAGCACGGATGACCCTAAGTACAACCACTACCGCGATGAACTTCCAGATCGCAAGTTGACAGTCAACGGTGCGGTTGCATCGACTTCGACTGCCGCCTTCACTATTGATGCTTCCAACGTAGACAAAAACTTTGTCGTGCCGGGAACCATCTTAATTAACGTCGCCACTGGCGAAGTTATGCGTGCGACTGCCGCAGTGAACTCTTCACACTCAATCGCGGTTGAGCGTAACATCGGTGGAACTGCACACCAAATTGCTGATAATGCGGATATTATTATCGGTGGGTTTGCGGATACTGAAGGCGGGTCAGCCCCGACTGCAATCTCTTTCGACCCGACTATGGATTTCAACTACACGCAAATCTTTAAGTCGAGCGTACAGGTCACAGGTACATTGCAGAACACCTATCTGCGTACTGGCGACAAAGAGCAAGAGCAGCTTACCAAAGCGCTAAAGATGCACATGTCCGACATAGAACGGGCCATGTTCTTCGGGAAGCGTGCTGAAGTCAACGGCTCTACTGCATCGCCCCTTCGTTTCACAGGCGGGTTGCGTAACAGCATCACAACTGTAACCGATGGTGCGTCCTACGGTGCTTCGTCCAACGTCATCACGGAGAAAGAATTTGATCGCTTGTTGATCGAAAACATCTTCGCATATGGCGGCAATGAGAAGGTCGCGTTCTGTGGTGCTCGCGTGATTTCCAACCTTATGGAAATCGGCAAGAACCGCTGGCAACCAACTCAGATCGACAACGCCTACGGCGTAAGTCTTTCGCGGTACACCACCTACGCTGGCGACTTGCTGGTCTACATGCACCCGATGTTCCGTCAGATACCGGGTCTGGATCAAGAGATGATTATTCTCGACATGAGCGAGCTGAAGTATCGCTACATGCAGGGTCGTGACACTCAGTTGATCCGTGACATCCAAGCGCCAGACTTCGATGGTGTGAAGCACATGTACCAAACCGAATGTGGTTTAGAAATGCTTCAGTCGAAAGTGCATCACCGCATTAAGGGTTGGAGCGCCGTCTCCTAAGTGAGGACGAACCAATCTTAAAAACTTTGTAGGATGGGGCTGTGAGAAATTGCAGCCCCATTCTTTTGGAGACAACATGTCTGATAAAATACAAGCCGCTAAAGTAACGGCCAAATCTAAAAGGGCTAAAGTCGCCGCCGCACCAGTACGTGCGCTGCCGTCTAAGGTTTTATTCGTTTCAAGCAATCCAGAAATAACAGCGTTCCCGATTACCGTAGTCGGTGAGGAAATACGTCCACGGTTCTGCAAAGAGCAAGAATACCTAACTTGGTCTGTACCCGACCACTTGGTTGAGCGTTTTGTAATGCACGAGTTTATTGTGCAGGGCCGCATTATTCGAGTGGAGGAAGACTAATGGCAACCTACCGCTCTTACGACAGCGCGACTATCACAGGCACACTGCCTGCGAACGACGAGCCTCGTCACACTGACGAGGACGGCAAGTCAGTCGTAGGTGCGGTAGACTTGCGTCGTGACATAGACGCCACCCTGATTAAGACCGCTGACACAGCTTGGCGCGAAGGCGACCAAGCACGCGAGAAGCGTAACCGTTTTTCTGGCAACAACCCTCACCTCAACTCGCCATACTCCAACCTAGAAGCCTTGGTCATGCAGTCCCTTAGACGGTACGGCGACATGCACCCCGGAACCGTCGACGGCGAAGTAATGATGATGTTCATAGAGTTTGCGAACCTCGTCATAGAAGACTTGCGTGGTCATCCTTACTGGGACAACCCAGAAATAAACTATTACACGCACCCTTCCGAGGTCATGCCGATCCCCGACAACATCATGGTTTCGGGATTGCTGTATCACTACGCGGTCCAGCAACAGTCAAACAAGATCGAAGCATATGGCCCTATGTATTTCAAAATGATGAACCGTGTTCTGTACCATCGCTAGTATGGCAGTGGCGCAATCGAAGTCAGCCCGTGGGACTTATCACAAAGGCCGACAGGCACGCAATCTTACAACACTGGGAGATAACTATTGTCCACGACATACGCTCCCAGCGGGGTCAAAGTTAAGGTCTAGCCCTACGAGGACTTCCAAGGCATTGACGCAAGTCGTGTCGTTGGCGCTCTCGACACAGGTAAGAAGCAGCACATGTTTCGCGTCCAAGACGGCTATGCCGATTGGCGCGGTACAATGGTGCGCGACCCCGGTGCTATAAGTCGCACGGAAACAAACAAGTACATCAAGCACGTCAATTTCTTTGGCCGCGACTTGGCTGTCTGGGCGCAAGTCGATGGCGGCGGCACGACGTTAAAGTCAGAGCGAGGCCATATTAAGCCAGAGGTTTACCCCAAGGCGGCGGTTGTCACGTCGACAATCTTTAACGACCAAGTTGTTTTTGCCAGCCGCGACTATGGGATGTACGAGTACAACGGGTTTAAGTGGGCAGACATCACGGCAGACAGCGACCCACGTCCCGCCTTCATCGTGTCGATACAAAGAAGACTGGCGATTGCTGGTATGCCGGGGAAGCGCACAGTCATCGACTTTAGTCGCGTTGACGACGGAGACATTTTTACAGCCGACGAAGAACCTAACTCACCGTCCGTCCTAAAGGCCGCAGACATAGACGTGGGCAACATCATTGGCACTGCTGATGAGATTACAGGCCTTGGCGTTTTTGAAAACTCTCGCCTTGCCGTGTTCACCAACGACAAGACGTTAGTGTATGAAATCCATCCTGACTATACGCAGTGGACAATTAACGACAAAGCTAACGTCAACGTCGGCTGCATAAGCCACAACACAATTAAGATGGCTGGCGCAGACTTAATGTTCTGCGCACGCGACGGCGTACACTCATTGCGGCGTTCAGAGACAAATGGTGTGACGCTTTACACTATCCCAATGAGCAACAAAATTGATCTGACATACCGCGACATGCTTAGTAACGTGGCTGACAAGGAAACGATAAGCGCTTTCTACGACCAAGACGAAGGCCAGTACCACGTATTTTTTCCGTTCTCTGACCAGATTACCAAGCGACTAACGCTATCGCTAAACCCAATGAAGGGTGGCGAAAGCAAGTGGAGTACAGGCGAATTTCTTAACGCCTGTTGTGGCAGACAGCTTGGCGGCACAACACTAATGGGAACCCCCGGCGGCATATGGAACCGTAGCAGTGTTGAAGACTTAGTGACGCACAGCCCAGAAATGGTAGTCGACACGCCAATCCTTTGGCAGGGCGCGATTAACGACACCAAGGAAAGCTACAGCTTTATCCTGCAAGCCACAGGTAAGGGCGAGCTACAGATTGAAGCGTTCGACGAACGTGGCCGCTACCTCTCTGCTATGCAGTTCCTCATCGAAGGCGACGGCGCCGAGAACAAATTCCCAGACGTGCCGCTCAACCGACAATACGAACGCAAGTTTGATCATAGATATAGAGGCGTTCAATTCCGTTTCACCACAAAAGGCAAAGGGCTGCTGAAAATAATCGGCTTCGCAGTCACAGTAAGGAGCTAGACAATGGCACGACTAAGACAGCAGCACCCACAAAATTATGTCAACAGTGGGAACATCCACACTGACTTTGAGAACGTGATCCGTTATCTCAATACAGCGGAGCTGGGCGACAAAACTATCTCCGAGCTGATGGCGACAATCTTTAACGAGGAAGGCGTGTTTGACGGCCCGATCCAAATGCGCCTCGACGCCACCGCAGGCATCCAGTATCGCATTGGCCAATACTCTGGCGCAGAAACGGGCTGGGTAACTATCGCAGACGTCTCGACGTTTCGTGGCACGGCAGGCGCATCAGTCGGCAACGTAGAAGGCCCATTCTTCTTTGGTCGCGCAGACGTTTTAATTGGTGGCCCAATCGCCACACTTACCGTAACGGCAGGCGGTGCGAACTACGCGACTGTGCCGACAGTAACAATATCTGACCCACAGGAGACGACAGGGACAACAGCAACCGCCACTGCCACACTGACGGCAGACGCGGTAACAGCAATCACAATTACGGACGCTGGCTCTGGGTACACAGCAGCCCCAACCGTCACCATCACTGGCGGCAGCGGTTCGGGCGCAACGGCAACGGGTACAATCGGTGCGGCCAACAGCGTTATTGGATATTCGTTCGACCCATCCACCGAGAACATTGTGGTCTACCGCAACGGCTTGCTTCTGCACGATACCACGACAGCTAACACGGCAGCGCAGTACAGTTACGACACCACCGCCAACACGATAACTCTTGCGACTACTAGCCCAGCCGTAGCCCTTGGCGACAAGGTCAGCGTGTACTCAATACGAGCGCAGTCGGTCACGAACTTCCGTCGTGTCGATAACGAAATCTCTGGCTCGACTACACTGGTTTCGTTCGTCCACACTGACGACGAAAAAATCCTAGTCTGGCGCAACGGCATCTTGCAGCAACCGGGCGGTAGCGCAGACTACTTGTCGTCGTCCACGTCTGACACTATCACCTTCGTCGACACCTCAAACCAGCTAACAACTGGCGACAAGGTGACGATTATGACCGTCGAGAACCAATCACTAAAGACCGTGGCTGGCATGATGTTTGAAGACGAATACACCAACGCCGCAGGCTACATCAACTACGCCAAAGTCGCAGTCCAAGACGACGAAATTCCGCAGGCCAAAGTCTCCGCACTGGCAAACACCCTGCTCAACAAAGCCAACATCTTATCGCAGTCTTCGACCCCGACTAGCCCTGCGACTGGTGACTTGTGGCTCGACACGTCCCTGACACCAGCTATCCTTAAATTCTACGAGGGAACGCAGTGGCTTGAGACATCGCCAGAAAGCTCACTGCCTACGTTCGTACAAACTAACGCAAACCAGTACGTGCGCGTGAACGGTACAGGTACGGGTCTACAATATGGCGACATCGACTTCAGTTCCGTTGTCCCAAAAACTTACATGGGCGCAGCCAACGGCGTCGCAACACTAGACACTTCGGGCAACCTACCAGTTACACAGTTACCCGAAACATTCTCAACCGTGTCGATCCCATTCTTCTCGGTACACGAAGACAGCAGCGCGAACATTGGCAACAAGACTTACTATTTGTCGCGCATTTGGAAACAGACAATTCGTATCGACGGCATAGCATACAAGCTGTCGTCTGGAACTTGTACGCTGCAAATCTCAGTCGACGGCGTGGCTGTCGGCAGTACATACGCTGCGACGTCTAGCTTGCAGTCGGATAACATCGCCACGGTCATTGAGATTAACGGGACTGTGGCAAGTAAACGGATTGAGTTGGTCGTAACAAACAACTCTTCGGGGCAGAGCCTTGAGGTGTGTATCGCAGCCGCGACAGTCAACGTATAAGGAGAAAGAGCATGGCAGGGCCAAGAGAAGGCGAAACAGCCGCAAATTTTTTACGCCGACTAAACCAAGAGAGCTACCCGTACTTTCAGACGCCGAAGGGCGACATCGAAGACATGGATCAGTATGACCGAGACGCAGCGCGTTACCAAGCTCTTGATTACCTAAAGTCAGCTGGTCGCGGGGTCAGTAAAAAAAAAGAACGAGAAGAAACATCATGATGGTGTGATCGTGGACATGTGTATCAGATAGAGTAGGCTGCAG